AGAGTGTATAATATAAACATAAAATAGAGAAGGGGTATCATTATGAACCAAGATGAACGCAACGCAAAGAAGGTAGCTGACCTTACCAAGCTACAAGCTATTAAAGAGACAACTGAACGCTTACTTCACTCAGGCGAAGAAAACACTCACACTCTTATCATGGTTGAGACTATTAGGAAAGGCGAGGAAATCGAAACAATAAGTCGAGTTATGGCTGACGGAGATATACGTCAAATCCTATTGTCGGTTGGTGGGCTTCTCAGAACAGCAAAAGAGATGATGAATAGCTTTCCTGATGACTTCATTAAGTCTGCAAAGGAAACAAGAAAAGAAGAACTATATACTCTTTTCATGCAATCGGCTGAAATCGACTCAAAGTTGATGGAGTGGTGTGGAATCAGAGAGGAGTAGAAAGAGGGGCAAGGATAACATGATAGTAAAAGATTATAAGAACAATGGAGAAAGCATTGCATATACGTTAGACTATGATCTTTTTAATGTGAACGTTGAACATAAAAAGACTAGTGAAGGAGTTGACGTGACAGACTTGAAGGGTTTGTTTGATTGGTTAGATGAACAAGAAGTGAGTACAGTACCACTAGAATCCTTTTTGTCTTTCCAAAACAGCCTACTACTAGCAGGCGAAACATTAGATTTTGCAATGAGCGAACGCAAAATGACACAAAAAGAAATTGAAGAACTAGCTGATAAATTATTTGATAAGAATATATCAGAACGTTTAGCATTTATAGAAGGAAGGGATAAAAGGCAATAATGTGAAGAATCATAATGATTGCAATAAATATCATTGCATTGGTCTTGATGTCAAGTGATGATGTGAAACATAGAGTTGTAGGGGTATCTATTATAATTTTCTGTTATTTGTTTCTTCTGCTTAATTACACGCTCTCTAATAGAAATTATGAAAACTATAGAATAAAAAGAATTGGAGCGCCTATATTAAGTGCAAGAAAACAGTTTAAAGTCAAAAAGATTGCGACCTATAAAGTGAATGAAGGGGTTTTAACAGAGGAAAAATGGGAAGATTTAAAACTTGTGTTAAACTCCTTTGCATTAGAGTTTTTACATAGCAATTTTCCTGACGTTGAATGGGATAGTCAATTTTATTTAATAAAATATGATGGAAGGTCAGCAGGGGTGTTTGTGAGCATGGGACTTTATAAAGATCTGATGTTTACAGAAAAACCTATGTCACCTATTTTGCTAAATGAATCTTTCCTGTATGCTGTAATCAAGTTTAACGATTTTGGAATTATTAAACCAGTAGTAGAGCATGAATTAGTGCATTATGCACTTTGGAAACAAGGGAAGAAATTTGGAGACAATCAAGAAGATTTTGAAAATAAACTTTTGGAGTTGAATGTTCCATCAAACAATCCTGAAAATTCAAACGCTTACGGTTTTGGGATAGAACGTATTGAAACAGAGAATGGGATTGAGGACACATTATCTTTAGTTATACCACCTAGCAAATCGTCTGAAAAAGATTACAAGCACGTCCTAGAAAAATATATAAATAAGTGTAACAGCAATGATGGATAAGGGGAGAATAAATTAAACATGACAAATTGGTTTGTACGGATAAACCACAGGAAAGATAATAAAGGGGAGTTTTATTCAGAACAAGTAGAACGTAAGCTATACTTTGACTATGCTACAAAACGTGATGTACTTGATAAAGTGAAAAAAGACTACCCTGAGTATTTCTTTGATAAAGTACCACAGAGGACGGTAGATGGGGAATTATTCTATGTCAATGTCTATGAATTAGATAGCCATTGGGAAGAATTTTGGACTGAAAAAATCCCTTGCCAGTATTGTGGAGAGAATCCGGTCAATAGGATTGATCTTAAAAATAATAACTATAGTGGCTATTATTTTTGTTGTTTGGAGCATGAGGAACAGTTCTATGAAAACCGATTGAGGGAAGATGACAGAACTTACCAAAATAGCAAAGTAGTTGGCTTTATTTACAAGATCACCCATAAACAAACAGGGAGAATATATATTGGAAAGACGGTCAACCACCCTATTTTTAGATGGTTTCAACACTTTAAAGCGCAGTCAGGTAGTTATTTCCATGAAGTAGTGAAAGATAGCAAGATTACAGATTGGACGTATGAGGTTATAGATGTATTGGAAGAAGGTTCAGAAAAGGATTTGCTAGACCTAGAAAGTAAATACATAGCTGAGTACAATGCAACAGATCGTGATCATGGATATAACACGAAAGATTAGAGAAAGGAGAAAATAAATGAATAAAGCAGAATGGAATAAACTTGTAGTAAGAAAACTGCTTCCTGAAGAAAAAGTACATTTTGGGGATAATGTGTCAAGTATTTGGGAAGGAGTAACACCTGATGTTGACGAGGAAGTGTTGGTTTACACTCCAGAAATCGGAGTGACTACAGATACTTGGATAGACTATGGAAATGGGGTTGGTTTTGAAAATTATGATTATGACGTGATTTATTGGACTAGCTTCCCAGACCCACCAAACGAATGATAGGAATAACCTTTGAGGTTTATCAGGACACCCTGATAGCCTTGAGGGTTTTCTTTTTGGCAAAAACACAAAAAGATAAGACGAAAACACAAAAAAATAATAAAAACTATTGACAAAGGGCTTAATGAAGTGTATAATATAATCATAAACAAGAACAGAGGAAGAAAAGATGAAAAGTTTGAAACCTAGAGCGTGGCTGAAAACAAAAAAACGCATGGTCGGAACAGATGACCTTCTTGTTATTGACTATGACCTTACACAAATAATGACACAACAAGTCTTTTTTGAAAGAGGTCTTGCAGTTGAACGAGATATAAAATACTATGATTTTGAAGATATTGAGCTTATGAGTTCAACAGGATTGTTTGATAAGAAGGGGGCAGAAATCTTTGAAGGAGATATTCTTGCTGACCTAGAAAGTGGAGACGAGCTTGTTTACTTGTACGTCATCTATAAAGATGGTAAGTTCATGGCAGTAGAAAATGATGAACATGGCTATAGTGCTGACCTGATTGATTGCACTACCTACTACTCAGTCGTAGGGAATATCTACGAAAACGCTGATTTGCTTGGTAAAGAAGAAAGTGACAAGGAAACAGTCGCAGAACTACAAGTCAAAGGAGCGTTTGACAAGAAAAACGAACGTTGGTACATTGATACAGACGAAGCGACAGTAGGAGTAATGAACAGCTTTTTAAAAGAACATGACCTAGATGTGTTTGAATCGTGGCTAGGGTATTTGGAAGGTGGAATGAGTGATGAATCACTCGCCTTTATCAATATATTGCAGACTATCGAAGATGAAATTGAACTTGCAGACGGTAGCAAGATTAAGCTAGTAGAAGGGTAGGAAAAATGGAACAACGCTTTACAAAGAAAGATTTTTTTGTAGGTCAAAAAGTTTACGCTGAATGTGTAAATAAAGGTGGTATATCACTATTAGAAATAGGAGATATTACGGAGGAAGTTGTAACTAAAGTAGGGAATAAATATATTGAAACTGATAAATATAATCGTAAATATCTTATCAAAAATGGGGTTGAGGTAAGTGATTATATGCCTACCTATATGATCTGGACGGACAAAAACGAAGCAAAAGCAAAAGTAGCTAAAGATAAGGTGTTTTCAAAACTTATAAGTCTGTTTAGGATTGATAATTGCAGTTTGCAGGAGCAAAAACTTTACAAGAAACTGAGCCTAGAGGACTTGCAGGAAATTGAGCGAATCATTGAAAAAGGAGAAACAAAGTAGATGAAGGTATATAACGCAGTCGGAACAGTATATCATACTTTAGGCAGATTGAGAGGGAAAGAGCTTATCGGCTCTTTCTCAACGCTAGAACAAGCAAGAAACGCAGTCAGTCAGGTAGCAAGCAACTATGACGAAGTGGGAATAGTTGTCGCAGAGCTTGACAAGGTAGAAGCAAAGGAGCTATAGAAGGGATAACGAGGTAAAGTATGGGATATACAGGGTGGCTTATGCCAGATGGGGAATTTTTTCCTTGTGAACATAAGGAACATAGTGAAACTTTACGAGATTTGTTAGAAACGCCTCAGTATAGAGGGTTGATGGCAGATAATATCGAAAGAGGGAAACCTTACAACAGCGAACCTGAAGGTTGTATGTGTTTCTGGGATACTGATTTCAAATTCGCTAGTTTTATTGGCGAAATGACCGAACCTGTAAAGGAATTTTTGATAAAGCATTTTTCAGAGTTCAACAAAGAACAGAAAAAATGTATTTATGATAAGTTCTACCTCTTGAGTTTAAAAACCGAAGGTCAGGAAATGATTTTGAAGGAATTTGAGCAGTTTATGTAAAAGGAGTAGTTATGAAACAACCTATAACACAAGATCACATTGTATGGCAGTTGCCTATGGTAAGTGCAGAAAACAATAACACAGGCTTTATTCATGGCAATGCGAAACCTCACGCTTTTGCAACTTGTGACGATAATCTTTTGAGTTGGGCTTTATGTAAAAAATACAGTCAATACAGTAAAGAATATGAGACTATCAACATTGAAGAAGTTGAGGAAAAGCACCTATGTAAAAAGTGCCTGAACTCCTACAAGAAGTTAAAAAAGAAAGAAGGAAACAATAATGATTTTTAAAACTATGGTACAAAATAGTATTGAAGATACTAAAAAGCTAATCAGACAAAATTTAGAAAAAAGACTGTTTAATCCTACTAATTTGGCTATTGCAGTGCTTATTTGGGAGCGTTTAAAAGGTTTAGAGGATAAATTAGAATCTGGTTCATTTGATGGGAAAGAGGTAGAAACAACCTTTGAGATACTTAAAGTATTTTATGAGACTGCTTCTAATAACAAACCAGAATCAGATAAACGACTAGAGGATATGGAAGTAACCATTGCAGATGATTACTATATATTTAACAAAGCTCGTGCTTTGCTAAAAAAATATATCCTTGAAGATAAAAGAATGCAAGCGCTCGAAGTGGCTTGGCTTGCAAGCGAAGATGATAATGAAGATAAGATTAACTCTATTTATCAAAAAGAATTTGAAAAATAAGAAAGGAAACAATCATGGAGCTTAAAGGAAAAACTAGAGACGGAGAACTTGTTACTTTTCTATCAGGAAAGGATAACTACACTATCGAAGTAGTAGCAAGTGAAGATGAAAAAAGCAAGAAGAAGTCTGACAAGGCAAAAGAGCCAGTACGGATTGGAAATTACAAGAATGAATTTGCTAAGAGTTCGCTTGAAATGTACGAAGTGAAAAAACATGATGGCGAAACAAGCGTGAAGTTCAAGTTTGCAGGAGAACGGTTTACCTTCTCTTTTGTGACTGAGACACCATACGAAGAAGTGAGAGCAATGCTAGAGGTGGGTTAAAATGGAAAATAAAAATAAGTCTGAAATCTGGGTAAAAGGGTATGTGGACGAGGAAGGAGATATTATTATCTCACTAGGAGATGACGGTTATCACAGAGTTCTGAAAGACTATGTGGATTCAGGAGTAGTTGAGGTAAAAGAAGAATGACAGCAAAAGAAGTCAAAATCTATGCTTACAAGCTGAGTATTGTAGAAGGTAATATCCAAGTTGAAGAAATAGTGTTTCCTGCAATAGAAAAGCAGAAAACATTTGTTTTTAAACAAGACGGAGACAACCCTACTAAGAGAGTGGTTTATAGTCTCAATGCGTCTATCGAAGATAGTATTGTTTCTGAAAAACGAAACTATTTCATGCGTGGCAGAAGGACTTTGAAAAAAGATGAATTGGAAGAGATAACGGTTTCTCCATTTGGGGATATGCGCTATATCTATTACACAGAACCGTCTTTAGAAAAGGCTATGTCTGTATTCAAAAGGAACTTAGAAGCCCGTATTAAAGGGTTTAAGTCTAAAATTGAGAGCCTGACAACCAAGACGAAGGTTTGTGAGAGCTTTGTAGCTGATGTAGAAAATATTAAATAAAAGAGCTAGATCCACTAGCCTTTTTATTTGCGCTTAAAATGGCTTGTATGACGTTTTAGGATAAAACAGCATAATTCTAGGCAGAGCATTATAAAGTGTGGCAGGGGCTAAAATAAGGGGGAATATGGACGAGTTAAAGAGAAATGTGTTTTAGAAGATGGCAGAATGTAAAAAATAGGATGAAAACATAAAAAAATAATAAGAAAACACAAAAAAATAATACAAAACCATTGACGAAAATAAGAAAAAGGTGTATAATATAAACATAAAGAAGTTGAGAACAAAGGAGAAGCTAAAAAATGAACTTTACTACCACGGATATTACTAAAACGGAAAAAAGATTTATTTGCAACACTATTATTGAGCTTTGGGGGAAATTTATGCCTGAGAAGGTCTATGAGAAAGAGGAAATTGAGGATTTAAAAGTGTATGAAGATAATTTCTATATTCTTACTAAGTGGTTGAAAAATGATGTTACTTACCTTGTTTCTTTGGTTCATTCTGAAAGAGAAAAGCAAGATATTTTGTTGGAAGATATTGTTTCTTGGATTAAAGAAAGAGGGGGAGAAGGGTTTTATACAAAAATCTGTATGGGGGAATTTTCGCTTGAAAAGATTAAGCAACGTTTAGAAATTCAGTCGAATTGGGAAAAGGCGCTTGATGATGTAAAAGAAAATCGTAAATATAAAGGTCTTTATGAAGTAGGTTTCATTGCTTCAACAATGGATTTTAGTTTGTCGGAAGAAAATCTTAGTCAACTAGCTCTTATTTACAAAAATGCTCCAGAAGGTAGCAAGCGACGTATGGTTATTGAGCAGTTACTAGAAGATATTAACTATCATGCTGAAAGTTCTGATTTTAGTTCAGGTAATGTTGAAAAATATATTATTACAAAAAGAAGTTAAGAACAAAGGGGAAATACAATGGAGTTTAGCAACTTTATGAAGTTATTGCAGGTAAACGGAGTTCAACTTGTTTACATGGAGAATCATGACGAGTGGCAAGAATGGAATCCACACCTTGAAGATACCTGCCTTGTTTTTGCTGAAAAAGACGGTAAAACAGTTATGCTTGAAAGTGCCGAAGTTGTTATTGCATGGAGTAAGCGTGGCTTGGAACTACAAGAAATGATTGCAGTTCGCTCAGTTTTGAGTTCGCTTTGTGATAAGGACGTAATACCTTTCGCAGAGCTGATTAAACAACTTATCAAAGAGCAAGGAAATTACTCAGAATACGTCAAGGCAGTTATTCAGATTGAAGATGAAGGAGCAACGACAGAGGACTTAGACAGAGCCTATGATTTTTTCATGGGGAGTGATGATTGCACATTGATTAGTCAAGAATTGATTGACGTACTAGCTGACAAGTAATATCAGGGGGAACGCCCCTCTTAAAAGGAGAATCGCAAAATGTATCAAGTAAAGAAACACGGAAAAACAATCGCTCAATTCTTCTCAGAGCAGGAAGCGAAGTGGTTTGCAGTAGATAAAGCTATCAGGGATTTACGACAAGAAAATCCTAACGAGGAAGAAGAAATGGAAATCTGCTATGATGAAATGCCAGACTATGAAATCCTGACAGAAGCAGGGATTGAAGTGGACGAAGCAGAAGAAGCAGAAGAAGGGGAACTAGTAGCACCAGAGGAAGTCTATGACTTTTTGAGAGTTATTTGGGCTGACTTTGACGCAGATTGTGGAGCAGACTTAAGTATAATCATCTATACTTTAGCTGATACAGACTTTGACCGTTGGTTGAGTGAAAATATGGCGTTTGGCGACAAAGTACAACTTGCCTTGCTAGAGAAAAAGTATGGTTGGACTTTGGGCGAAGATTTGCCAGAGTGGTTAGAAAAGACCGAAAACAGACTATTGTTGATAAAAGAACTATTGGCGAAAATTTAAGGCTTGGTTACAACCTAGCCTTTTTATAATCGAACACAAAAAAATACTGTTAAACCCCAAAAAATAAGATAAAACTATTGACAAACAACGTAAAAGAGTGTA